CCTTTTAATTTTTTGGTTTCCCACCCCCACAAAGCGGCTATCAACGACTACAAAAAAAAACAGCTAGAAGAAATATTGTGTCTTTGTGCTGACAAAAAAATAGATGACTGTAACAAATAATAATGGGTCTCTCTTTCAGATAATCCAAGTGTTGTATTGAGAATGTAATGTTCAAACTTTAGTATAATTTTAATATACATAAAACAAAAATAACTTTATGCAATTTGAATTGGATGCGAAAGATGTCACTTTTGAAGGAAATATCCGAGGTCGTTATGTGTATCATATTACAAAAGGTCTTGTAGTACCGACGCGTTACGTATTCCAACAACCATGGACGGATATGAAACTTGTTATAGCGTTCGTGAATGGTGAGGAAACATTTTTGGACAGTAATGATCAAATTGTCTTGTGTTTTGAAAAAGACGAAACAGGATATTGTGACTGGGAAAAATAAAAAAATAATGGTGTGACGTAAAAAAGGGGGAGGGTTTGTGGTGTGACGTAAAAAAGGGGGAGGGTTTGTGGTGTGATGATAAAAAAGCTTATATAGAATCGTGTTGTATATTGTAATATACAACATATGTTCCAGTAGTGTAGTGGTTATCACTGTGGACTTTGAGCATACAGGAAGTCTATCCACCAACCCGAGTTCGACTCTCGGCTGGAACTTTTTTTATAAAATAATTTTGAACATAAATGATAAAATCCGGTGATACATTTGTTCACATACCTCGAACAGGTGGGTTAGGTTTGGGGAGTACTTACAATTTTTCTAAAATATGGCATAGTAATCTACAACCAGTACCAACATATTGTGGCATTTTTACTTCATTGCGAAATGAAACAGACCGTTATTGTTCCGAGTGGCACTTTTACGGAGAACAGTTTTATGTTCATGATAAAAGTGTCAAAGGGTGGATTCCTAAAAGTCGACCTAAAACGTTTGAAGAGTTTGCCGCCGATTCATCTACACACAACTCTATGGTGCGTATACTTTCTGGATGTCAATTATACGACAATTCATATAAATTGACAACAGCGACTGTTGATAGCATCGTGAGTAAAATAAATAACAACTGTATAAAAGTATTAGATAAAGGACATAAAATCTTTCATTCGAACCCACATACATGTTCACAACATCAACTTGAAACTTCTTACCGTGTAAACTATTTGGACAGACTTTTACTAAAAAAAATAAGGTTCATAGAGTACAAGAGTGTAATGTAAACAACATTTGTAATTTTAAATGTATTATTTTTTTTTTAATCGAAATTGTATTCCTTGTACAGAATAAAAAACTTGAATATAAAAATTTGGAATTCAATGTATTACTAACTAGCTTCACATGGTACGTACTGGCCATTTGAAGGTTCTTTCAAATATGTGCACTTATATGGTACACCGCATCCAAGTCCACTATTTGCGTTGAATGAAAACTCTATGAGTCCAAGTTTACCGGTCGGTTGAAAACTACCGTCAACTTGATCACCGATATCTCCGAACTTTTGTGTGTAATCTTTTCCATTAGCAGTTATTTTCACGGAATTCTCAGTGTGCCATGTACCGATTCCATTGTACACAATTTTTAGGCACTCATCTGGACTGTTCAAACATATTTGATAATTTATTTTTGATCCTACATCTAATGTATAGTCCTTTCCTAACACTGTCAAATAAGATCCTTTATTCCAACCATCTCCGTATGCATCAATGAGCTGTATATTTATTGCTCCGTTGGCGCATGCAGATGGAGGAGGAGGGGGTGCTTTAATGTCACATATACTAAAATCCGGTTCCCCTTCTCCTACGTATTGAGCTTGATACGCAGTTTTCATTGTAAATCCGTAACTTGCAAACGTGTTATATACTTGTAATGGAGTGATGTAAGTTAATCCTTGTGAACCATCCCCTAACCACCAAGGCGCTTCGCGCCATATCCATTTTCCCACCTGGGTTTGATCGTAACACGATCCTCCATATACCAAATTTGATTTTTGTGCTTCTGTCAAATCATCCCAACTACCAGTTTTTCCTGGATTAGTTGTTGGAAAAGTACATACTGTATCTACCATACTCTTGTTGCTCGATTCTCCACAGCATTCGGCAGATTGGAATATTTCCTTTGTACCCCCACAATTAGAAGTGGTTACTGTTCTGACATTGTCTGTTGCCACGACCACGTTAAACATTCTATCTATATAGTTCATATTAGACATTTTCACGGTAGCAATAGAAGTTCCTTCTGTAACAACAAACATACCTTTTTCGGGAAAACCCAAAATCATGTGTAAACTTTCCGTCCATCCAAACGATCCATATAAACTATGTCCGTCTATAAATCTACTAGAATCCAGAACAACGGGTGCTATTCGTCTTTGAGATGTCTCCTTATAGGTAGATTTTACATTCAAAATTGTGCACTTACCTCCTGTAGTAGAAAGACCCGATAAATCAACTTCGAAGAATACAGATTGGAAGTTATAAGCATGACCACCACCCATATAACATCTTGATTCGTCCGATGTGACTGTCATCGCTTCTAATAGATGCACAGGATGATCTTGTGGTAGTTCTATTTCACACGACTTTATAATACCTGCCGATACCTTATAAACTTGAGCTTTTTTCATACCAAATGTTAAACTACTACGTTCGTAGCTCGGATCGAAAGAAGGAGAGTCTGAGACAATCATATATCCGTTTCCATTGATTGTGACAGTATTTGATTGAGCCGCTGTTATACCTGTGTAACTTAGTTTATCAGGGTAGGACGTCCAAGGATATACAAGCGAAGAGGTGACAGGTTTAACAATGCCAGTTTTTTGATCGATTGTTACAACTGATTCTGCATTCAATGTAAGTATGTGTGATTCAGTAACGACAAAACCATTCGAATTGGCAAGTCCCATTGATCTTGTACCTACTGGGAAAAATCTTCCTTCTGTAAGGTCGTCTTTCTTAGCACGATATATACCAATAGTATTTGATGATTGCGAGTCATATACCATTGCGTACACATGATCTCCATAAATCTTGACACCAAAGTGTCTTCCTCCTTTTTTAGTATCTACGGATATCTTATTTTTACAATCTAGACTGGATCTGTATAGTAATCCTTTTTCTATGTACCAAAAGTGTGTACTATCGGCATCAAAAAGGGTGTGTGCTTGATTCGAAGGACCAATCGTACAAGAATCCGTTTGAGAAATAATACCACTCGAGTCTATTTTGTACGTTTCTAATATTGTGCTGTCGACATTTAAGTCTGGTTTTATTTTTAAAAGAGGTTCTATTGATGATGAATCTTCATCAATCATTAACTTCATTCTCGACATTGTTACAAATTTATCGTCTCCTATGCGAGTAATAGCTCGACGTGCATTTCCCCATTGACCGGACGTAAACGCTAAATTTCCAGTAGTACACTTGTAAGCGTTAGTATCTAATTCAAAAGGAGGAACGTATGATGATGTACAACAATTTCTTTCTTCCCATGATTTTTTTGAATCTTCACATGTATTTGCAGACAAAGTGTTAAAAACAGAAAGTGAAATCATAATTCCTTTTTAACAACTACAACTATTAAAAATGTAAAAGGTTTTATAAAAAAAATTTTTTTTATATTTATTACTATTTAAATAAATATAAACATAAAACGAAATGAGTTTGTTTAAAATCTTTTTAAGTTTACACTATTTTATTCCAAGATTGTAATATACATTCTACAAAGTTTGAGGTGAAAGTATTTGTACTCTGACATGTTCCATTCGTTGTCACGAATAACATCGTTGGCACTTTCTAATACATTCTTGAGTGGTCCATCTATTGTGTTATTTAAACAGTATTCCAAACATTTTTTGTTTGATAACTTTATACAAACATCAAACAGTTCGAAATCCGGTAGTATAGAAAGTAGTTTACAAATGTAGTTCCAAGTAGTAGCATCTTTTGTTTCTAGTTTGTTTGAAATTTCTTCTATACTTATTTCTTCATCAGAGTCTATGTACTCTTCTATTATTTCTTTCAGTTCTTCAAGTTTTGGAGGTATGTGGACGGATTGTGAGCTTATTTTACAGCTCCTTCCGTAGCACCATTCTAAATTACTTGCATCATATGGAGATTTTGTAGAGTCGATTACTTTTACGTTTGGAATTCTTCCATTTTTAGTAAAACGTTCAGGTTTATGTAACCAAGCTTCTGCAATGAGTCGCTGTAAAGATTTATTTTTATAAGAACACAAGTTTCCATCATCATTGCATCTTGGTAAAACTGGTGTCCAAACATTTGTATCGTGATAGTGTCTCTGCATATCTCCATATTTTGTAATGTATAATGAAGATCTCAAGGATTTTTCCAATATTTTATAATTTACGTTGTCCATGTTAATTTTTTTTAGTTAAAAACTAAAATATGGGGTATCTACTTTCTAAATTTTTATTTAACAATGAAAAAAAAAATATAATAAAAGAATTAGAAATAGTAATAAACAATCCTAGTTATACAAATACTGATATTTTAGATTTGATAAACTACTTGACATTAAATTTGGATAAAAGTTCCAACGGATATATTGATTCCTATAAATCTTATAAACGTATAAGTTATAACTTTATATATAGTTCAGCATTCAATAACAAACTTTTTTTAAGTTATGAAATGAACAAAAAAAGGTATGATTACAACTGTGTATCTAGTTTATTGATAACTTACAATTCTTTAATAAGTTCACGTGAAAACACTAAAAAGTTAGTTTGGAATTGCGCTCATAAAGAAGTAGATACAACTGAAAAAGTTGGAAGAGCAAATTATTACAAGTATAAGAAAGGTCCTTCTTACAAACATTGGAGTACAAGTTTTGACCGTAAATTACATGGAAAATTGTATACTCTTACGGATGATTTAGAAGCGAATGTTTAAGTTTTAAAGTATTTTGAGTTATTTTGTAATTCGTCTTGTATATAACTCTTATATCAATGACACAAGAATGTTTCATGATTTAATACTTTCTACATACATGAAGGCTTGACCATAACGACGGAGTAGTATTTTGTGTTATAAACTTAAATTTAGGACACGTGTTATTCACTATTTTTGCATATGAATAAGATATTCCACTACATTTATGTTTTTTCAGTTCTTGTTTATGAAGTTGACATGAACGGGCTATATCTACAATGTGAAATATTGGAGCGAATGAAATATTATGAAACACTCGCTTTATTTTACATACATTACAAATGGCGCGGTGATACTTACACTTATCGTCTAAAAACATAGGAATCGCGTATGAACGAGGAACTGCTACAAAATAGTCCCAAGCTGCAAGTATTCCAAAGTTTTCAAATGGTAATAATGCACAATGAAAATAAACGTCTGGTCTTGTCTTTATTACCCAGTCATATATATTCTTTACACGAATTTCATGTATCATAATTTCCATTATACAGTTTTCATACTTATTTTCAATACTACTTTCATTGCGCTCTAAAAACGAAATTGGCGAAAATTTTTCCTTAATTGAATGAATGGAAGTATCATTAACCCACAGAGATTTAGAAGACCAACGTGATATTACAAAAAAATAGTCAGGGTTGATTCTTTCTAATCGTGAATACAAAATATTTTGCATATGCACAGATTCAAGAACTCGCAATTCTCCACATATACATGCTGCAACGTTCATTTACATTATTTCTTGTATTTTTTTTTGTAAAATTTAACGATTAGGTGAAGTTGTCTGGATGCATTTTAGTTTGAAAAAAATGTTGAGTTTTCTTAACTGAACATCATTTGTAACTCATTTTTTTTTGAAAATTCTGCGATTGTTGTACTATCTGCTCTACCTTTGAATACTTCCACTGCATTTGCTGTTTTACGAATTATACAAAAAACAAAAAAAATTTAAAAACATTGTCATATATTGATAACACCAAATTAAAATACTGTTGTATAGGTTTATAAAAAACAGTTGCATTTTTATTTTTTTTATAGATTATAGTATTAAGAATGTCATCTGTTAATTTAAAAAACTTTAAATCTTCAAAGTTTAAAAAAGAAACTTCTGTTAGAAATCGCCTAGTTTCGTTGACAGGACCTGCATTTTATTTATCATCTTTAAGTTTAGTTACCTTTTCTAGTTACTTTGTATTTGATGTATTGTTTCCTCGTAAAACTATTGTACAATCGAATCCACCATTATCGCCTCCTCTTTTTGTGGACAATTACAAAAATCCTCCTTATTCTCCATTATACTCTCCACCTATAAAATCTTCTTGTGAGAATAGTTGTGAAATATGGTTTTTTGAAAGTAATACATTGAGTGTTTATAATGGAGTAAACGATAGTATATGTAGTGATGGTGGATCTGGTAGTATTCTTGAGTACGATTGCGGATTCGGAAATGATTGTTTAGATTGTGGGGAACGATTCGCAATTCCACCCTCACCACCATCATTACCACCGAATCAACCACAATCTCCGAATTTTCCACCAAAAAATCCTCAACTATATCCCAATCTTCCTCCAATTGTAAGTTCTACACCCTTTCAACCGGGTACGACAGTTTCTAATGTAATAAAATCAACATTTTCTAATCGAGTAACTGGACAGACTTGTCAAGATAGTTTGGACTCTGACTTATCTTTAACTATTACGGGAAGTATTAGACGTCAAATAGACACTTTTTTACGAAATAACAACTTTATATTCGAATCCACTTATTTGAACACATCAATAAGTTGTGACGTCTCAAGACGTCGCGCCTTGAGTTCTTCAAATAACATATACACAACCGTAAAATTATACACTTCCAAAATAAAGTCGCAATCTTTTTCAGAAGAACAAAAGGTATTACAGTTAAAAGTTCTTTTTGGGTTAAAATCTAAAGAAATAAACGAAAAGGTATCAATAAGTTCAAACATTGAGTATGTAGGTGTGACAGAACCAGAAGTCATTTTATCTGGTGTTGATTATTTCCCTCCATTTCCACCTATGCCACCATCTCCTCCATCAATACCCGAATACGATAATTTTTTATGTTTGAACACTTGTACAAAACCTTTTACCAACGTTTTTGAAGGAAATGGTGTGTGTCAAGATGGTGGTTTTTATTCGAGTTCTGCCGAATGTTTCTACGGTTATGATTGTAAAGATTGTGGCCCTAGAGTAGAATATGAAAATTTTTGGAAGATTATGAGTGGAAATTGTGTAAAGTTTAACGAGATAAATAGCGACAATGGAAAATTTAATTGTGTGCGAAATTACAATACAAACAAAGATTCATACAACTTAAACGACAATTGTGTAATACAAGCTATGAAAGATTTGGATGTTACAGTATTAAAGTTTTCCGGAAATGGAGCAAGTAAAACGTATGACTCTGTAGAATTATTTTATTGCAACGATTATATAAAAGTGAATGGTGTTAAAAAGTGCTTAAGACACCAATTTGAAAATTCTGCTTTTGAAATTAAAAAGGGAGATTTGTTGGAGTGGGTTACAGATGGGGAAAAAAAGAGTTCGTATGGGAACGGAATAAATGTTCAAGATGGAACAGGTTTTGAGTTTTGTTCCAAGTTGTCTCCGGTTGTTGATAATTTCCAATATTCAACTACTACTATTTTAAATTTTGTACAAGTAGAAACATCAGCTGAATGGAATGTTTACGAAGATATTGAAAATTTTTGTTTTATACAAAATGGTTGTGTTTATGTAAGAAAAAATGTAAATGTTTTAAATTATAATAAAAGTGGAGTATATTCATACAGTATAACTAACAAGGAGTCTTTATATATACCATTTAATTTACAAATTTGTTATGAAAGTTATGTAGTTTCCAAGTATCTGAATTCGAAAACTTCATGTGATTTTTTACAAAAAATAAATAGTCAATACTCATACAAAATATTGGATACCTCAAACAGAAAACTGGGTGTATGTTATTATAATAGTACAAGTTTAGAAATTGTTTTTGACAACTCTTATGAAAATTCAATTGATAAATTTTACAATATACCAAAATTATGCAAAACGTACAATATCCATTGTTTATGTAGTACATTTGCGTGTTCTATAGAAGTAAAAAGTATGTTTAATGTAAATAAAACGGCGAATGAGATTTTAGAATTGAAAGAAAATGCAGTTGTGTCTAAAAATGACACATTTTCCATGTCTCCAGGTAACCGTCTAAGTTTATTCACACAAAATACCGAGTTCGGAGTGTGTGTCGATGAAAAGATAGTAGCTTCAGTTTCTCCTCCTCCTCCTATTTCACCTCAAACTTCGACATGTAAAGATACATTTTGTATACCAAATGGTGTTTCCATATTGTACAGTTGCACGGATCTTTTACAACACGATATTTACAAATATTGTGAGAATAGTTGTGGAGCATGCAAACCTGATTGTTGTATAGAATCTCCTCCGTCTATACCTCCATTACCTCCATCATTACCACCACCTACTGTATTAAGAATTGGTATAGAAGGAATTTACAAACTTGAAAATGGTTTTACATGCGATTCAACGAAATCCCCTATAAATTCTTCACCATTAACATTACAGAAATGTTTATGGAATTTACAGTTTTCAGATAGCACCAATAAGTTTGTTGTGTTTTTTTATGGATTTTGTTATGTATTTGAAAATTGTAACCATCCAACCATTAAACCAGGTGCCGAAACTTATTATATGTACATATCAAGCAGTACAACCAGCAATGTGAACGACATTTCCGAACAATATGCCATTTACAACAGCTATTGTAGCAAAGAAAGTCATAATTCTTTAAGAGAGTTTGGTGGAACAGAATCTGGTTGTACCTTTTGAGAAAAATTACTTTTAAAAAAAAGTATGCTATAGAAAAATGAACTGTCAAAATCTTTATGTTTTACTATGCATTATCATAATATATTCATGTATTATGAAGAATTCATATATGTTTTTCGTTATTTTATCGACAACATATTTCCTAGTGTTGGTTGATGAAAAAAATTACATTATAAAAGAAAATCAGACGGTTACATCAGCAAAGTTATCATCAGATGTAACTCCTAATCCTAGAAAAAACGATGAAACACAGAAGAATGATCAAGTGTCACAACCAGTTTCTGAGGATCCATTTACTGTAAAAGAAGCGGATACGGAACGCGACAAAAAAATATCACCGTATCAACATTCTTACGAACAAAGAAAACGTCTACTTGAAACAGTCTATTTAGAACTTGAACAAACAAACAAATGGAAGAAAACAAATCCAAGTGAAAGTTGTCGACCTATACGTTCTGAGAATATTACTAAAATTATATAGTGCCAGTAAAAAAAGTTAAAAACCTTGTAAAAGAGTTTGATATACTTTTTTATTTTTTTGTTTGTCTCGTATGATGTTGAGAATCAATTAAATTTCTAAAAATAGTATAAAGTTAGTGTATATATTTGTTGTGAAACTATGAGTTTTATTGTTACAAAATATTATAAGATTTACAAAAAATGAACCAAATAAAACAGACATTAATAGGTTTGATTGTGACATCAATCGTGGGTATTATAATGACATATGTGTTGAAAATGATGGAAAAGGGTGAATTTATAGTAAATGAACATGAACAAACTATAAAAAGTTGTATTATAAACTCAAACGAGTTACAGGTAACATTGAATGACATTGGAGGTCTTGGAAAAATAAAAGATGAAATTCAACACACAATTATACTTCCTTTAAAATATCCACTTGCGTTTTCGTCATTTAAGATGCTACGACAAAACAGGGGAAGTTTATTCCACGGACCACCTGGAACAGGTAAAACAATGCTTGTAAAGGCTATCGCTAATGAATCAAATGTTCCACTAATATCCTTGTCTGCGTCTACGTTAGAAAGTAAATGGTTTGGGGAAAGTAACAAACTTATTTCTGCAGCATTTGATGTAGCACGCAGTATACAACCTAGTATAATATTTTTTGATGAGATAGATGGATTGGGTAAAACAAGAAGTAGTTTTGATCAGTCTTGTGTATCTACATTCAAAACAGAGCTATTGTCTAAAATGGATGGAATGGAATCTAAAACTTCTGATAATTTTTTTATAATAGGGTGTACTAATAATATAGTAAGTTTAGACCCCGCATTGAAAAGAAGGTTACCAAACCAGTACAATATATCTCTCCCATCCCAAGAAGATAGAGTTAATATTATCAAAATTATAACGAGTGAAGAGAAATATACAATTGAAGAAATTAAATTATTGTCAGAGATGACAGCAAATTATAGTGGTTCTGACTTGAATTCTCTGTATAAAAGATTGTCAAACAAACGATTGAGAGAATATTTTAAAGATGAAGAATTTATAAAAAAAATGAATACAACTTCAAAAATGGACTTGGAAATAAAAAAATTAGACATTAGCATATGGAAGGAAGAGTTGGGGTTTCATGACGACGAAGAACAACCTCCTTAATTTTCTATGTGTACAATGTGTTCATATTTTTTTTAAAAATGGCTCCATTTGGTCTCCATAAATGTTCTATTGTTTTTACTTGTATTTTTTTAAGTTTATTTTTGATACATAACTCTGAAATGGTATTTAGAGTTTTTAAACAAGTTTTTTCTTCACTTGTTATGTATGAGCCTACACTTTGCGTTTTTTGAATGGTCAATAAATGTTTGGTAATCCAATATGTTTCTCTTGTATTCAATTTGTTTTTCTCCAAATAAGCAAACACTTCATCAATTCTTTCTCTAACATTATTACGATTTTTTGTATTGCATATAAAATTGTAGAGTGATGAGTAATACAAGTTCATGACTCAATATGTCTTAGATATGACAATGTTTAGTATTAAATTTGATTTACAATTAGAAAAAAAATTACAAAATGTTTACAATTTTGTAAATAAAATAAAACATATAAAAAATGCTTTCAGACGGTTCAAAAAGTACTTTGGCATTAGTAAAAAAAAACCGATTCTACAATCCATGGAATCCAAGAAATAAACATATATATGACATAAAAAACCTTACTGATTCAGATGTTACTAAACTAGAAAGGGATGAACGAATTATAAGTTGTAACAATTTTGGTTGTTTCAAGTTTACACCTGAAATGTATGAAATTTTTAAAAGTGAAGGCTTACTGGACCTCGAGTTCCAAGATCTAATAGATATAATACAGAATGATACTTATCTAAAGAGTGATATTGGCAGGATGCATGATACAGTTGAACAATTAAAAAGACTGTTGGATGAAAGCAATACGCGCTACGATACTTTGTCAAAAGATTTCAAAGCTTCAAGTAAAAATGTAAGTGATACTCTTGAATCTTTAAACAAAAGTCATAGCGATTCCTTAAAATCCGTGACCATGTTATTGGATGAAAGAGAAATAACAATACGTGAAAAAGATGACATTATTCAACAAGTACGACAAGAATTGCGTGAAAAACAATATGAAAAAACACAACTGGAAGAACAATTGGTGGAACTCGATGATTCAAACTCTAAACTAATGACACAGTACTATGATCTTGATAAATTACATACAGAAAAGTTGAAAGAAATAGAAGACAATGCTAGAGAACTGTCAAAGTTAAGAAAAGAAATTGACGCATTGAATGCACAAAATAAGTCACACGTTGAAACAGCGATTCAAGCAGAAAGTGAACACTTGAAACACATGGAGGAAACAACACGTAGTTATGACGAAAAGTTGGAAACGATGTTAAAAAAACTTGAAAAGTTGAAAGATGAAAACAAAAAAATATTACACGAAAAGAGTATTCTAACTGAAAAATTAAAAGAACGCGATGTCTTTATAGATGAGTCTGTTGTAAAGTTTGAACAGTTTGTAAACGATCTAGAAAAAATAGAGAAACGCGAAAAAAAACTGGTAGACGAAAACAACTCATTGAAAGCTTCATTAGATAAAATAAAGGAAGAGTTTGATATTTCCGAGTCTCAAAATAAAGAACTTGAGTCTCAAATTATACGCTTGGAAAATTTGTTGGATGCAATGACTAAAGTAAAAAACGAGCTTGAGAGTACAAATGACGTTTTAGAAAAAGAAAATTTTGTTTTGATAGAACATTTAAAAGAGGGACTAGAAAACAATAATGTTATGAGTACATCTGTAAACAGTATTTTAGATGTAATGACACAACATGTAGAAGATTATATGGGTATGACTTTTTCAGATATTGAGGAAAGCAAGGTAGATTTTGAAAATTTGTTAAAAGAAAAGAGTGGTGTTGAGGAAGTGAGTGCGAAATTTTTAGAAGGATACTTGGCATTTATAAATACCATAAAAGAGTTAAAGAATAGAGAAGAAAACACAAAAACCCGTATCGTTGATGCATTCAAAGAGTTTGTGGAGTCCGACACCGAGATTTCAGATGTACCATTTTTCAAGGATTTCGATGAGTATAAGCTTGGAGAGTTGAAAAAACTACATTCTCAGGTAAAAACGTTGCGAAAGTTGGTATCCAAAACATTGCGAGAAGATACTACAATTCCTGTACAAATAGGTGAAAAACTAGATCGTCTGGACAAAGAGTTTGGTTCTTTGTCAGACATTTATATGACAGATGAGCATACAAACGTGATTGAGTATATGACGGATTTGATGGCTATTTTCAATTCTTTCAAGGAAAAAAAATTTTCTATTCAAGATTATTTGAAATCTATAAAAGAACTGTCTATGAAAATAAGCGATCGTATTCCAAGTATAGAATATGGATTGACAAGCAAGGAAGAAATGGAAAGTATTGAAAAGGAAATTTTCATTGATTCTATTTCTGAGTTTGAAACTATATTAGAGGGTTCTTCGGAGTTAATAAATTCTAGTGCAAGTCTTGTTACAAATACTTTTCCAAAGTATACAAGTAAAAAAATTAAAAAAATCCTGAACACTAAAAAGTACAAGCTATCTACACTTGTACAAATAAAACTGGAAGCTTATAAAAACTTGCTAGAGTATTTAGTAAAAGTAAAAAAAATTACAAGTGATGAGTTTAATGAAAAATATAAAGTAACTAGTATAAACAGTGCAGTTGAAGAATTGAAGAAAACATCTAAAGTATCAGAAGTTGGAATAAGTAAACTAAATGAAATTCACACACATATTGAAAATATAAAAGAAGATTTAATAAGTGCACTTGGAAATGATATTGATTGGGAAACTGAATATTATAAACAATGGTTAAATTTGAAAGTCATAGACAGTAATCTTGAAAAAATATTAAGAGAAAACGGTTTAAGTGAAGTTGATATCGAGAAGATTGTTTCCATCGATGGAAAAACTATAAAAGAGTTTAAAAGTTATGACGCTCGTCTTGTAAACATATTACAAGAAAAGTATAAAATTGAGTCGGATACTGCAATCCAAATATACGAATCTGTATCTACATTTGAATAGTTGTACTTTTTTATAAAGGCATTGACGGTGTACAGATTGTACTAGCTATTTTTATTCTTCAATATTTCATCACAATGTGTCGAAGAACTAACAACGGTTAAAGATTTTTAGTTTAAGACTTTAGGACTTTAGGACTCTATAGGGTTATAAATAATTATTTAATTACTTTAGTTTTGATGAAGACTAATAATTACTATCAAAAATGTGGCCAAATGTGGTACAAAAGTTTAAGTAAGTAACAAACGTTTATATTTTTTTTGTGTTATTACTAAATGAAACTGTTTATACTTTTATCTATTATTGCTAAATGTTCCCATTCTATATATGGATTAGTAGAATCTTGTGCTGGATGAAAATTAGACGACTTTCCAGAAATAAAAAGTTTTTTGAGGTCAAAAAATGGAATTAGGCTTTATCCAGAAATAAAACTGATTTGGATACCTCATCACAACCCAGATTTAATAATTAATAAAAATGAAAGAATCGATTTAACAATGTACAAGACTAAAGAAGAATTGCATACATTTTTACAATCTAGAGGATTCACAAACATTTCACCAAGACACCAGTATCCTAAAGATAAAAACGAAAACTGTAAAAAATGGGCATCGGAAGGTCAATGTCGAAGAAATAAAATGTACATGACAGAGTATTGTCTATATAGTTGTAACAAATCTGAATTATAAACAAAAAATAGTAAAAGATTTCAGTAATGACTGTCTCCATAGATAACAAAAAGTATGGAAACATGAGAGATTTGAAAAACTTTTAAAGTTTGTTGTATTCTATTAACAAAAGTATTTCATTTTTTTTGTCAAAACAAAAATGATGATTCTATGGGTTCTGTTCAGTAGCTCAACCTTTCTGTGCAGACATAATTACTAATCTAACTCTACAGAGTTTAGTGTTAATGAATAATAGTTATTAAAAAATAAAAAGTACACATTTTTAATCACATGAAACATTTCTTTCTAGTTTCACATTCCTAAACAGTGCAGTTCCACTATCATCTAAAATAACATCCGAGTTCGAAAATCTTACTAAATCTGAAATTACATGGACATGTGTTAGAAACATCCTCCTACAACATATTCTTGAATGATCTAGTGAATCAAGCACATACTTTTTAGTTTCTCCATTCGACACCCTCTGTGTGTAAGTTTTATAATCACAACTTATATACTTGTTGCATGTATAGCACCGTACAGGAAACATTTTTGTTTGTTGGAATGTAACACCTAAATCTGATTCAATTTTAAAATTTTGTAAATAAATGTTCAGGAAACACTAGAAAACTCATGGTAATGGCAGTACAAAAACTTGTAAATTGAACTTGAAATGTAACAATCCTTCCAAAAACGAGTTTGATCAAACTTATTGGAAGGTAAGTAATCATCTTTTGCAATAATATTGATTACGTCCTTGATCATCCAGTGTTCAACTTTCCGATTGCTTTTATTGAAGACGTTCAAGTAGCATGGATCGTTCTTGGATACATTGCAAGAATAATTCTCAACTTGCTTTAAAGCTCTGTCTCCCTTTTCACGGATCCACCAGTCAGCATAGTCATTTGACTTGTTTTTGGTGATTTGTTCATACTCACTCAACTTGTAAACTTCTTCCTTAAATGTTTGACGTTCCTTTGCTTGTGTGATATAATACTGACGTTCTACATCCATAGAATTCTTGGTCTTCTTAAGAATCATATTGTTGTTATTGATAATCTTGGATGCCGGCATCTTGAATTCGACTGGGTGAAGGGTCAGTGTCGTCTGGAGGGTTGCTTTCTGTGTCGTCTGTCACAGAGGTGGTTGTTATTCTACAAAAAATTTTATCTCTTCCTTGTATGGAATGACACACACGTGAGTTTTACAAAACGTCATAAATTATACTTGTTGAAACATATCATATTATAGTTGTAACAAAACTTAAAGTTTCGCGATGTATGCTCCAGAAGTTACATTATCGCGACACAAACTGTCCTATTGCCTTTTGTAAGACAGCGTGAGCACACCTTCAACGACGATGACTTCCGGACCCGAAATTCGTAAACTGATTAAAACGAGATTTCCGAGCTTGACAACTGTAAAATGCAGCAAATATGCACAAAGAAATGATATGCACTGGAATGTGAGAGCAGAAACCGATTTAGTATTCAAAAGAAGGTTGGATGCAAGAAATTACAAAGCGGCTATCAAGGATTTTTTATGGAAAAAACTTGGAATCAAGAATGATTTCATTCATATCGTCATCATCCATCCACCAACTAAAGAGTGTGAAGAAGAAGAAGAAGATGGAAAAAACAAGATAAAAGAACAGAATGAAATGAGTGAAAATAATAAAAAGAAGAAGGAAGAAAAAATATTCGAGATTCGAAAAAAGATACAAAAAAAATCAATCGGCAAAACTGAAAACGTAAGAAAAGCTCTTAACAAAAACGACCATGAATATCAAATGCTTAAACTTTATAAGAAACAACTATCAGACCAAGTCTCAAGAGTTTTTGAATACCCTTTCAAAAATGGAGACATGTATTCTGTAGAAGCAAAACAACATGTACAAAATATGACAGGATTGAATGATTACATGTGGGTTCCATTTGGGAATTATAATTGCATTATTCCAGAATTTCAGAAGAAAATCGCAATTTCGTTTGTAAACAACAACATTTCTTCTGTTCCTAAGCCGCACGAAAACTATATTGTATCACATGCAATTGAAATATACCACATGGTTGTAAATGATCCTGAAAGTGCTACTGAGAATCAGCTACTTTTTTTTGACGACATTTTCGAGTATGAAAAAGAAGAAGATAATGACGATGTTGAAGTTGTAAGAGAGAGAAGTGTGGAAGAACGTAACAAGGAAGGGTTTGCAAATGCAATTGAAATCTAATAACTCTTAATTGTTTGTATTGTATTCTTAAAAGTTTAGTTGGTCCATGAATTCTCCCGTGTATAGGTCATCTACTTCTCTCGACGATGGACTCATTGTAATACTAAAAAATTATTCTAGTTCTAATAAGGAAACTTGTATTAGTGTTGTATTGAACGCGTTTATACAAATGGGTGCATCTGAAAAAGAACTGGAATGCGAAAAGTTTTATCTTGAAACTTCACCATTATATTTTGATAAATGGGTAAGAAGTTTACCTGTTTGGCTACCATCAGAAGCAATGTGGTATTCGCACGACGATGGAATACTTTATAGTAAGAGTGAACTGTAAGATGTGTATGCATCCTTTACTTTTTGTAAGGTGTAATTATAATCTTCTGTTAAACTATGTGGAGTTTTTCCTACTATATGCGCCAACACTCGCAAAGGAAACTCTAGAAAAGTTCCTTTAGAACGATCAATTGTGTTATTGTTTAGTAGATTGTAAAAATAAACATCGTTGTTGTGTCGTTTCAAAAATACTTCTAAACTAGGTATGTTTCTTTCTATAGTTTTTGTTCCGTCCGAATGTACAGTTTCTAAGACACCAACTGGATCCGGTATGATGTGGTTGTTGTTTACGTTGATCGCAATATTTTTTAGAGCGTCTATACTAAAATTTAAATCATTTGATAAATTATACATATCTCTATAAGTCAAAGATAGTTTACCATGGTCCAATCTGGTCGTAAACAACTGCTGCCACATTTCCTTTTTAGAAACATTTGTCAAACTTTCTAATGAAATAACCGTGTAGTTACCATATTCTGTAGATGGTAACAACTTCCAAGTTACATGCAGTTTTCGCCCATATTTATACCATAACAAATAGTTTGAATCTTTATGTTGAAGCATTGTAGTGTTCCAACATTTTTCCATATTATATAATGTGTCTATAAGAATAGACAATGCCCAATAGTCTGAAAGCATAAGTGCATGTTTACGGTCCAGAGTATTTTTGACAGTTGTAGTAGGACTAAAGTACATTAGAGTTCCATTGAAAGGAATGGATGTGTCTGGTATCGGTTCATTTGCATCATCAGTTCCTGTTTCAAAACTCAAACCAAAATCCGTATACTTTAAAACAGTGTTATTACTATTTCCGGATAGTAAAATATTTTCAAGTTTTATATCAGCATGTACAATTCCATTTCTATGAAGATAGTCCATACCATCAAAAAGTTGTTTTACAAAATTATTGTGTAAAATATGTTTAATTCTTTTTTTAAAGTCTGGTACTTTGTTAACAAAATCAAACAAGTCCAAGTGTGTTGAACCATAAGTCACATAATCCATTACAATAAATGAATGTGATAAGTTTGGTTTATTACGGTTTGGATTTTGTAACAACCCACTACACGCAAATGCTTCCAACACATTGGGACTTTTTTCCTTAAGTAATTTAAGATATCCGTAAATGTTGAATTCATTTTCATCGTGGACTGTAAGTTTAATTGCATATTTTTCCGGAAATTTGAAAACATATCCAAAAGAACCCTGTCCTATTATTCCTGTGTTCCATTCTTCTTTGACAGTTTTTATTGTTACTGGTTGACTCTGATCATTTGTAGAGGATCCGGAAGCTTGAGTAGCAGAACTGGAAGCTTGAGTAGCAGAACTGGAAGCTTGGGTAGCAGAACTGGAAGCTTGGGTAGCAGAACTGGAAGCTTGGGTAGCAGAACTGGAAGCTTGGGTAGTAGAGTTTGCATTAGGAAGTTGTCTGTTTGTAACTTTTCTTTTATTATTTTGTGGTACACTTCTGTAGCTTTCGTTTAAGATAGTTAGAATTTTCTGACTTGTCCACATTTTTTATATAAAATATAAGAAAAATGGAAGTCTGTACAACAATTATAAAAAATGGAGAATTTGTTGAAATCGAAAATATCAGAGCTGAAAAAGAAATTCATATAGAAGATGTAGTAGTTTCGTTTTCTGATGAAAAATCCAGAGAAATTATAAATGGTTTTGGCGTAATATCAATAGAATTGGAAAAAAAAGAAGATGTTTATGAAACTCCCGAAAAACAACATCCGAGTAAAGTTGCAAAAAAAAGAAAATAAAAACTGTATTGAAAAATGTATTTTTAAAGTATAGGAGCTCCAAACGTATCACACGCAATATCTTCAAGTTTCATTAATAATCCTTCTTCCTTTGCTCTATACATTACTAGTTTTTTAATATCTTCTTCCGTTTGTGTTGAAAGTTCGAAACTATTTTCACAAGAAGGTAAAATACCAGTAAATGTCATATGATAGTTTTTTACGTCTTTTCCAGTAGAAACTTGTTTCATAATTCCGAAATTTCTGCATGTATAGTGGTTGTGTGAATTTATTTTTTTAACATCAAAACCATCTGCACAGTTTGATGCCATTCTTTTTTGAAACAAATCTCTTCCGCTAAGTTCTGTACTTTTAGATCCAAGTATTACAGACTTTGTTGAAAACTCAAAATCATCAAAATTTAAACCGGTACAAGAAGGTTCATTTTCCGCCATTGTGTAAACCTTGTCTTTAATTGTTTTCATAGTAAGCTCATCAGGTGTTTCGAACTGTGACTCTTGACAAGACATTACTGTAGTGTTTATTTGACATGTGTTATTGTCTTTGTGAACTGCCATTACATTCACTTGTGATGATACGTGATCCGTATATTCGTCACAATTCTTTGACAATGTAATCATTGTTTTTATATACAATAGTTTTTTTTTTGAACACCTTATAAATAAAGGTTTTTTATAATAAATTTATAAAGAGCTTTTACACTTTACAAATATATTCACAATAAAATTTTATGTGGATTTTTTCTTGTGCAAGAACACTTCTTCCACCAAGTTTTTTCAAGTTTGTGGAGACGGTTGCCTTAGTTGTGAAGTTTGCAAAGACAAACTTGAGCGTGAACATGGAGCAAGTGCAATTCACTAAAAGTATTGGAAAAGTATAGTTCAACACTAAAAAAAAACTTTATGATAAACTAAACTAAACGTATATATTTCTAGTCGATTATTATTCTAAGTTAGTATTACATTATTTGTAGTTATTTTTTTACATTGTAGGCTGTTTAGGTGGTGATTTTTTCTTAGGTGGAGATTTTTTCTTGGATGGAGATTTTTTCTTGGATGGAGATTTTTTCTTGTATGGTGCTTTTCTTACATATTTTCGTTTTTTCTTAGGAAGGCTATTCATTAATGTGTCTCGTTCTATAATCATGTTTGAACTTCTTTCATTAGTTTTTCTTGCTTCTTCTTCTAAAATAGCGTCCAGTCTTTTGTTTTCTTCTTCAATCTGTTCCATTTCAGAATAAGTTGCAGTATTCATAAATGAAGATGCTTCATAACCTTTTGAAAACGGTTCATCATATTTCAAATTACCCAAAATATGATTAACCGCATCGTTAACTTCTTGGCGTTCTTCTATAGTATCTTCTTCACTTTCAGATGAGTCAAAAAATGTTTCATCATAATCTTCATCCTCTTCTTCTTCCTCTTCTTCTTCCTCTTCTTCTTCCTCTTCTTCTTCCTCTTTTTCTTCCTCATCTTCTTCCTCATCTTCTTCATTTTCACTACTCTTATATTCTTCTTCAGAACTTTTGTATCGTTTGACGTCGCTTGTTGTGCTCTTTTCTATTTTTCGTTTACGACTTTCTGGTACATTCGGAATCACCAACATACTTGAACGATAATCAATATTCGCAAACGAGTTCAAAAGATTAATTTTGTTTTCGGAATCCCAACTCATTATTTATTGTATGAATAATTAATAATTTTAGTCTTTCAACTGGTTATGGTATTGTTTTGCCAGTTTATAAAATTCAGTTCCTTTTTTAATAGGAACCGGCCAATACTCTAAATCTTTAGCTGCATGTTTGCATGCCAAATTCCAACCTTTTGGACCATCCATTGCTTGGTTTTTGAAGTTTTTTTGAGCGGCTTTGCTTGCTTTGATTGATACAATTTTTCCATTTGAATTTTCTTTAAAGTCTGAACTTACAAGATTTCCTGGAGTTTTGAACAACCTTTCTTCATAAACTGCTCTTCGGATTCCTGAATTTGTTTGAGCTCGTCACATATGTCCTTTATGTTTAAAAATATTTTTTTTATGAAATAATATAAAATGTAAACTAACAGAAAATTTTAACAAGTTCAGCTACATCAATCATATCTTCAATACACGTACATGTTGAGTCAATCGTTTTTAATATATTTGGTTTATCTTTATCTTTTCTTTTTCTCATAGGAAACAAGTGAAATATATTATTTTTTATGTATACGTCACATTCAACAATATCTCCTTCCTCAAAAACTACCTTATTTTTTACAAGAAAAATATCTTTATTTCTTATAGTCTTTACTTCCACTAAACTGTTATTCGTAAAGTCATTTGCGTAAATACTACCATTTTTAATTACAACATCAATACTGTAACTAGGTTTCCATTTGAACGTTTTGTTATCGGATCCAACTTTTAAACTTTCAGAAACTTTATTAAAGATGATTCCATCTTGTCTGTAAAATATTTTATGTCTTTCTTCCCATAATGTATCTAGTGTATTTAGACTCGTAAATTTCTTAGGTCTAAAAGATAAATTATATCTATTATTGACTGATACTATTTTATCATTCTCTTCCAACACATCTTCTATTTCTTCAATACTAATGTCCATATCGTTTGTAAAAAGTATATCTTCAATTTTTTTCAGTCGTATGTCATAACTTGAATTTTTATAACTTTTTCCTTGTGAAAGTATTACATCAAATACCAAGTAAGTGCACGTTTGGTTGTCCGGTAAATTCCAAACTAGTTCACCATCTAGTATAGTACCATTATAATAACTTTCAGGTGCCCATACTTCTATTTCGTACATATTTTTAGAACGATCTATCAGTATAGAAACTGGATCTTTCGTCCCTGGTCTAAATGTCATATATAGTACATACCTTACACCATCAGATTTAAGAGATGCTAAAAAGTCATTTTTATTATTTTCTAAAAAAGATATATCTTTTCGCTCTATGTTAACGGGATGTGAGCCCGGGAAATGGTTTATATGACGTGGGAGTCCCCAATCATTTATTAATTTTTTCCAGTAAGAGATTACTTCATTTTCATTTTTAATTACAGATGATGATGGAACTAAAGGTAGAGTAGATATGGCTATTGTGTTGTCCATCAAAAAAAAAGATTACAAATAAATAAATCATAAACAAATATTCTGATTCTAAAATCTTTACATTTTTTGTTTTTTACTATTTTTCATCATTTGGAAAAAGTTTTCTCCATCCATAACATCATTTGTAGGATTAGTAAGTTTCATTATTGACTTTCTGTCATTTTCACAGTTACCCATAAAAAGTGACTTCGTTTGTTCATCTGTTAAATGTTTCATACCAAATGAAAGACCTTGGCAACTGCTATCATAACATTTTAATTGAGCGAATGAATTTCCCGAATATCCTTGGCAAACTTTCATAAATATATGATTCCCCCTATGATTTGTTTTTTTAAATGGACAATAGTTACTTCCTTCATCTTGTAGATTTACTGTATATTGGTATTTGTTCTTATCTTTAGGATCTTTGGAAACGATTGGACCAAATACTGCTTTTCTAACAGAAGTATTTTCATAAGGATTATCAATCATATTTGTTCCAAATTTTGAAATGATAGACGCTAGTGTTTTTAATTTTTCAACATCATTTACGACTTCTGTTTTATTTCCTTTTGGGAGAAGTTTTTCTTCATTACCTGCAACATTTAGCAAAGTTGGTTCTTTTTTAGGCTTGTGTAAAAATATATCTGGTTCAGGACATCCCATGTATTTTTCAAATCCCTTGGTTACTTCTTTACAATTTGTTCTTATACACAATGACCTCAAAAGTCTGTTTATGTTTTTCATTTCTAGTTCGAGTTTATTTGACCTCTCTTGATCGTTGATGATACAATGTAACTTGTAAACATTTTGGTCTGGTGTTAAAAACCCTGATTTCAAGCACATGAAACATGTTTTTTTATGTTTTGTGATATTGTTACATTCTGTACAAATTTTAGGTTTGGGTGCATGTAGAATTCTAAGACTTCCTCTCGAGTTTTTAAAAGGAGCCACATCAAATGCTTCATCCAAATCTATAAATGAAAATATGTTCCCGTGTTCGATTAAACTTCTACATGCAGAAATAGCACTCATTCTAATTAAAAGAGCACTATATTGATCCACGATTAAGTTTGGCCAGTGTATATGAAAACCATGTTTTATTTTATTAGTATCACATTTTTTTGGATTGCATGTAAGAATAAATGTTTCCAACATATTGTCTTGAAAACCATTATTGAAAAATTTTGGAATTTGTCTGTTTATTGTTTTAACTATAGTTTCACAAAAATCTATTGGTTTTTCAACAGTTTCTGGTATTTTAAAATCTAAATCAAAAAACATTGGAAAGTATTCAGTCCTTATTTCACAAATCGGAAATAGTTTTCCTTCTTGAATATCTTTTGCAATTTTTTCCCAAAAGAGTGTCCAATCTTCTACTCTCCACATACCACCATCTAAAGCAACATGAGTCGCCCTTTCGGAATCTTTAGTAGAATATTTTCTTAAAAGAGAGTAAGTATGAGAAACGCTTCTATCACGACCATACATTCTTTCTTGTAACTATTAAAAGAAAAAAAAACTGATGCAATTGTCGTGTGTCTCAAAAAAATTTACGAGTGCACGATGATTGAAATTCAATAAGATGTGTTTAATGAAAACTTTATGTGTGTGAACAAATGAGGGTGTATGCACAAAGACAAAACAGTCACATATGCAATGTGGTTGTGGTGTGCCTGCTTCAAACTACATCCAAAAGATGGAGATGAAAACGAACAACGTTGGAAGCAAGTGTTGTATAATTAAAAATGTTGTGACAGGATTTTTTCATGTATTTTACTACTTTTCCACCATTTCGTACATACAGTAGACTATACAAAAAATAAGTTTAAATATATTATTCCGATTACCTATGCAATTAAGATTTGTGCTCTTGGATATTTATGTACTTTTGTATTTTTCGTTACAAAAATTTTTTTTTGATGTCCTACATAAATTAATTGAATGTCACGTAAAATTATTATACTGTTTTTGTCACATATAATTCAACATTTAGTTAAAAGTCATAAAGCTGATTACATTTCCGTGATAAATGTAAAAAGTGATAGTTTAAAACTTGCACCAACGTCTTTTTCGAGTCTAGTTTCTAATAACATGTACTTTACAGATAAAAAAAAAGTAAATAAATCTGTAAATAAAAGAATTCTTGTAGAAACTACTCCAGTTTCACCAAATATAATTTTACTAGGAGATTCGTGGGCTTGGGACTTGGCAGAAGTATCAATGAAATCTTATTGTAGGGACTCTGTCGTATTAAAAAAAGGTGTCAGTGGTTCAACCGCACAACAGTGGCTAAATGGTGATTCTGTAACAGATGAGGGTAGTACTTTTTATTGTAATGCAACATCAGAATTGCAATCGGGAATATATGACTACGCCTGGTTGTCTATAGGTATAAATGATTTCATGAATGAAGATCCTGTTAGTTCTGAACCATGTAGTATCACAAAATCCGATTTGAAACTTAAAGTTAAAAATTTATTAAACCATCTTTCGTTACAGGGACCAACTGTTCAGTTTATAATGACAGGATATTGCATGCCGGGTGGTAAAATATCTGCTTCTGGTGCATGTAGCACTGTTACACAATTTGATTTTGAAGAAAAAGTACAAAACTCTATAAAAGAAGCGTGTAACGAACACACAAAATGTACATTTGTAAACAGCATTTATACATGTGGTGCAAATTCAACTACATGGTCAACAAGTCCTTATTATGATACTACGGATACTATTCATGTGACGGAAACAGGTTACTGTAAAATGTTTACATCTCAGAATTTTCAAGATACTATGACTTGTCCGCGCCCTGATATGAAATATAATTGTGGAGATGGTTTGGGTGATATTGGCTATACTTCACAATACTTACCCCCTTCACCACCTCCTTCGCCCCCACCCCCTTCACCTCCTCCATCTCCACCTTCTGCAACCCCAAATGATCCACCTCATAACCCGTCTGCTATATCTCCACCACCTTCACCCCCACCTCCTTCCCCCCCCCCCCCCCCCCCCCCCCCTTCCCCCCCCCCCTCTCCCCCCCCCCCCCCCCCCCCCCCCCCCCCCCCCCCCCCCCCCCCCCCCCCCCCCCCCCCCCCC